TCTAGGTGTGCATATTCAGAAACGCCCTCTGGTACTTTGGTTTCGCTTACACCTATAGGAAACTTACCTGCACCAAAGATAACATCAACAAGCTGACCAAAAGCTGCAAGCACTTTAGTCTTAGTGACCTTAACAAAGACACGAGACTTTTCGGATTCTCTAAAGCGGACATTTTTATCATATAGTCCACGGTAGTTATGGTAAGCCGTAAGCCATCTGCGTTCATCAAGATCACGAGCATTTTCTGCTGATTGATAACGATCAATTAGAAGCCCTACGAAATTATTACGTAAAGACTCTTCTAGCGTTAATTCTAGGCCTTGTTCATCTTCTACAGGAGAAAAATAAAGCTCATTTGCTGTTAATGTATTTTCTTCTTCTGTCATATTTAAAGTTTTTTAGAATAAGTAATGCCATAGTAAGTACCGCTGCCTCCACCCTTAGGTCTGCTAATATTTGCAGTAATAGAAGAATTTTTACCAAAGCTTTTAGATATACTTCCTGAAGTATTACCGCCTTTATTTCTAGTTACGTTTACTTTTGTTTTAGGAAGATTTAAATTTAAAGCTGTAGATACATTTTTACCGTCTTTTTGAGTTGCTGAAACAACTACTTTTTCTGAAGCTGGCGTAGTTACTGTAGATTCTAGTCCTCGTTGATTATTACCGTCTAGCTTAAAAATATCTGAAAACTTTGTAGGACCGCCCCCATTAGAATACTTTTGTCTTTTTTTCATATATTAATATCCAAAGTCTGCGTCTGCTGGCGTATAAGCCTGTTCTTGTCTAAAGTACCTTAGTTGAGCTAATGGATCATTAACTCTTGGTCTAGACATAATAAGGTAACGTAGAGCATCATACGCATGATCTGGCGCATGAGTATCTACATCTTCAGGGTTAGACTTATCCAAAGGAATACTTTGAAGTTCGCGTATCAGATTTGGGCAACTATTAAAAATTTGCAATCGTGGTCTGCCGCTTTGCTGTAACCTCAAGTATTCGTGAATTTGTACTTTCCCTTGTATTCTATTCTTATCGGCTCGTCTAAGCTTGTGGCCCTGACGTACCAGCGTTTCTCCTACAGTAGGGCCAGTCGTACCTGTTCTAGCCCATGCTGCTGTATCTAGAACTCCTGAGACAGCTAATGGATCTTGTAGTTCCATTTCTGTAATCATGTGTCCTAAGTCTTCACCTGTTAGTCCCTTACGATATAACTCCCTATAGATAATAAGAGTTCCATCTGAAGGATCTAATGCAGCCCAAATACAAGCAGATTCAGAAGCATAACCGTAGTCAATTCCTTTAACTCTTTCCCAGTGTATAGGAATCTGAAAAGGTGTAATAACGTGAAGTTCCGTATCAAATTCTGTAAAAGCTGCACCTTCGTTTACGTCCCAGTTACCTTCTAACAGCTGTTTACGTTGCGTAGGAGGCAACGCTTTTAACATCTGCTCGTATCGTCCATCCTCTGCTAGATAAGGATTATCTTCTAACCTAGCAGGAATAAACTTTCTTGTTAACCCGTCAGCGCCCTTAAAGCTATGATTTGGCTCATTAGGGTCAATGTATCGCTTCTTTACCCAGTGTGCGCCTACGCCACCGGGGTTAGCTGTACAACGCATATAAGGTATTATTTCACTATCTGTTGTACGTAGACGAGACGCTAAATAGTTCCAAGGAAACTCAGTCGGTAGGTGTGTAATCTCATCAAAACCTATCCATGAGTATGCTTGACCTTGATACCGATAAACGTCTGCATCTCGTTCTAAGAAACCAAACTCTATTTTGGCCCCGCTAGGAAAGTTCCATAGTTTCTCTACTTCCCTGTACTTACACCCCGGAAAAGCTTTAGGGTATAACTCACGGCTTTTGTCAATCAGTTCGCGTAGCTCTGGCATTGAACGCCGTATAATCAATGCTCTGTGTGCTGCTCTATGTGCGTATCTTAAAGGGTCTACGAGCATAGCATAGGACTTACCGCCACCTGCTGCTCCACCGTACAATACGTCCGTCTCTCCAGCCGCTAAGAAGTCTTCTTGAGGTCCCTCGTTGGGACTAAATATAACATTCTTTTGTACATCTAAGTCAGGTAACTGATCTTCTGTTAGTACCTTTCCTTCAGCAGTTACTGCATCTGAAGGTTCATCTAGTTTACTATACGTAGTCTTCTTTCGCTTAAGATCAGTACGTGCGTTGTTTAACTTTTTTTCTAGCTTGTCTACTTTCTTTTCTTGGTTACGTACTGTACGTCTGGCCTTAATCTGGGCCTTTACTTCAGAATGAAAGTTGTACTGTCTAGTCTCTTTACCTGCTTTCTCTAAGTATTTATTTAGAGTTTGGTGAGATATTTTAGCTTCTTCACCTAGCTTGCTTTTTATAAACGAGATACCTTCTCTTAACGACGGGATTGTCTCGTCTAATATACCATTTACCGTCTCTTCTAAGACTTCTAAGTAGCCGGGAATAGCCTCCAACATATTTGTTTCTTTGTTGAGAGTATATCCGAATGGCGCAACACCTCTACCTTTAGGCTTAGTTTTCGGGTATAGATTCGTATTCTGCGTCATCTATAGTTACCGGAGCCTTTGAAGGCAGGATAAATAATGTACCTGCACTGTTGTCTACTTTATGGTTTACGTCAACTCTTTCGGCTTTCCCCAGACCTATTCGGTCTAGTATAGTTTGCGCTGCTTGAATCTTAACATTGGATTGAGGAATAGCATAGTCAGCTTCCATAACCTCAATTAATTTAAAAGCAGCTTTGGGTGCAGACTGAGCAAGGACATCAGAGGCCAGATCTATCATTTCCTGTCTAAGCGATTTAATTACTTGAGGATAGCTACCTTCAGAATACCCTGCTAGTTCTGCTGCTTTTTTAGGATCACCTCCTGTTATCAGTAGGTTAGCCAAAAAATCTTTTTGTTTTTCAGTATACTCACGTTCTTTTTTATCGGAACGAGGTAAATATTTTGATGTATGTAACTGAGTCATAAGTAGTATTATAGACCTAGATTGTTGTTTTGTCAAGAACTATTTTTTATAAAAACAATAAAAAAGACTTGACAGATCTATTTTACATATGTATAATATGTAACATATGTAACCTAGTTAACAATAAAAGAATAAAATATAAAAAATATAAAGTTAACTATTTAAACAGAGAGGGCATATTTACAATATTGTATACGAGAGGGGACCAGATATTCCATCGGAATACAGCGTCTCCTTTTTTTTGCCTATGTTGACAACTTGAAAATAGGGTAAAATGTTTGACCATGTATTATGTACCATACCTACCCCCCGTGGCCTCCTGCCCGCCCCCATTGACCATAGGTGCAAGCATTAAAATATTCTAATATACGAATGTTATTATTTTAAAATATTCACACCCTGCAGAATATGCATGAACGAATATTAAAATATTTTAATATGCTAACTCTTTTAAATAGTTTCACGTGAAACAGTAAGATTCCAAATACTGACAATTCCTCACACTACTTAAAAAGAGTTTAAAATACTGTATATTTTTACAGTATTTCCAATCTTTCCAATAGGTTAACAATAAATCCCCACCTATTCCCAATCTTCAAGTATTCCCAATATTTTCCAATATTGACCCATCGTGAGACGCATTCTAAGGCCCGCTGTAAAGTTTTCTTTTTTTGTGACCTAGGCATAGGCTAGTTTTAAAACGTCCCATATGCGCCTTATATGCGCCTCACAGCATAAAGCAATTACTATGCCACATTTCCAAAAATGACATTGGCACACTATTTGCTGTGTCAAAAATGGAGATTCCTCCACTATTGTTCCATCACGTTCCATTTTTCTTGCAATCGTTTTCCACTAAATAGGCAGAGACTAGGCAATGTTGAAGTTAAGCCCATCGCATCACCGGATGACTCACTGACTTTAACTAGGACTACGGCGAAACAGTCAAGATATGAGAAGCAATAGCGGATCATTGAACGGCTAAAGTAGGTGGCGGGTAGTCTGAAATTCTGGCGGGTACATTGGCGCTAGAATGATACCTCACGAGGATCCGCACGACAGACCGGCTCTATCACTGCTCAGCAAATAAGACCTAATAACCTATAATGGGTTATCAATACCAATCTTCTCTCATCACTATTGCACTGGATCAAGTGCCTATCGGCTCACGCTGATTAGGGCGCTTTTCCTATGCTCTAAGGTAGATGATTGGAGACTATCTATTCCAACAAGTAGATAGTCAACAATCATTTATAACCAAAAGGAATGAATCATCATGACAAATTCAATCAAATCAGCGACTCAGTTTAAAAATCGACTCACCAAAATTAGCAGCGCGACAGTCCTAGCGGATCTGACAGCGTGTATGGAATGGGCGGTATTCCAGCTTCAAACACACAATAACGCATCGGCGCTCACTGCTATTTTCAAAGTGTTAAAAGATATTGCCAAAAGGCCATCCGGATTCACGCAAAAGAATATGCGAACCTATCTAGAATCCTTCGGCCTAGAATGGAATA